TTGATCCAGATTGTTTTCCTATTCAACAAGAAAAGTCTGATAAATTTAAATTTTTTCTTGTTGGTACATGGGGATTTAGAAAATCAACTAAAGAAATAATCGAATGTTTTATAAAAACGTTTGAACATGTTGATGACGTAGAACTTCATGTAAGCGTAGACAAACACTATCCAATTTGGATACCAGCATCAGAAAGATTTAAAAAACACAATTTATATTCACCAAAAATTATAGTTCATAATTTTCCAGATCGAAATGTTTATTTAAATTTATTAAAGAATTGTCATGTTTTTCTGAGTTGTTCAAGAGGAGAAGGGTGGAATATACCATTAGCTGAAGCGTTTGCTTGTGGAATTCCGTCAATATATTCCAAAGGATCAGGTCAAGTTGAATTTGCTGGTGAATATCCACTAGGAGTAGACATACAAAAAAAGGTACCGGCTTATAGTGAAGAAGATGAATATTTTTCTGATGGATATCTTGATGAACCAGATTTTAAAATGCTGAGTGAAGTCATCATGGATTCTTATAAAAATTATTCAACATATAAGAAGATTCATTTAGAAAAATCACAAAAATTTATAACAAATTATTCATGGAATAAAGTATCTAGAGATTTGTATGATATAATTAATAAAAGATATGGTTCTACATCACTCAGTAATAATGGATATGTAAAATTTCATAGATTTTCAGAAAATCATAATTTTGTTTTCTTTTCACAAGATTATTTTGATTCATGTAAGGTTTATCTAGAAATTAAAAATGAAAAAGGTGATGTTTGTTTTTTTGATGATTTAACTATGGTAAAAAACGTTGAATATTGGTTTGGTGCCGAGTTTAATGGTAAAAAAACATTTACTATTTATAATTTAAATAAAACTATTGTTTTGTTCCAAACCAATTCTATTTAAATGAAAGTTATGCGAGATGTTTATTTATCGGTTAATTGTAAAACGTTAGGTGATACTATTTGTTTTACTCCATCATTACGTAAAGTTTTTTCAGTATATGATAAAAAAATAAATGTTGTTGTTCCTGAAGAATCTAAAAGAGTTTTTATTAATAGTCCTTATATTGACGTTTTATATTCTTATGAAGAGTTTCATGATAAATTTAAAAACAAAGATTGGAATAATCTTATTGTGAATGAAATAGAATATTATCAGACTTATCTTTTTCCTGGATTAAAAAATTCTCAAGGTGTTGAAAGAAAGTTTCAACATGTAGATTTAAGACAAGTCCATGCAAATGATTTAGGATTTCAGTTATTTGAAGATGAATTACATTGTGATTTTTTTCCAAATGATTTTTCAAATTCTGTTAATTTACCAAAAGATTATGTTGTGATTCATCCATCTACTAATTGGCCAAATAGAACATGGAGTCATGAGAATTGGCAATCGTTAATTAATTTTTTATCGAAGAATAATATTTTTACGGTAATAACAGGAAAAACTACAATTCAAAAAGAAAAAAATGTTACTACTGAAAAATTCATATACAAATTTGAAAATTTATATGGTTTGGATTTATCAGATACTTTGGATTTAAGTGATACATGGCATTTATTAAATAACGCAAAATTATTTGTGACTCTTGATTCTGGTCTTTTACATCTTGCGGGAACAACTGATACGTTTATAATTCAATTAGGTAGTGCAAAAGATCCTAGATTTTCATCTCCATATAGAAAAGGAACTAGAAATTACAAATACATTTATGTAAAAGGTAAATGTGATTTATTTTGTACAAATAATATGAAATATAGCATTAAAGAATGGGGAACAATGAATAGTATACCACCTCTAACAGATTGTCTAGAAAACAAACCTAAGTTTGAATGTCATTCTTCAATTGAAGATGTCACAAATACAATAACATATTTAATAAACAATAACATTGTATGAAAATTAATATAAATTTTATCAACGGCGCTTTTTGTGAAATATTGGACAATAATAATAAAAATAAATATTATGTTCAATTTATCAATAAAGAAACAAATGAAATACTACATGATGATGTCATTACATCTAATATGTGGGTAAAAAGTTCATACTGTTACTTTATCGATTATAGAATAAGAATAATTGATTTTAAATCAAAAAATTTAATTCGTGAAATCGATTATAATGCAACTTCGAAAAATGTGTTTATTTGGTTTGATAGTAGATCATTGGGAGATAATATTTCGTGGATGCCATTTGTTGAAGAATTTAGACTAAAACATAATTGCACGGTATATTGCTCTACATATCAAAATGAAATATTTAGAGACATTTATCCACATATAAAATTTGTTGAACCAGGAAAGGAAGTGCATAATTTATATGCATCTTACAGTATAGGATGTTTTAACGATGAAATTAGAGAAAGAAAAAGTTGGAAATTGTTGAATAATCAAGAAATTTGTGCAAATATTTTAGGAATCGATTATAGAGAAATTAAGCCTCCTCTTAAGATATTAAACAAAGACAGACCAATTAAACAAAAATATGTGTGTATCTCTACAAAATCAACGGCTGCATGTAAAGAATGGAATACAGAAAATGGCTGGAGAGATGTAGTTTCTTTTTTGAATTCTAACGGATATAAAGTCGTAATTGTTCAAAAAGAAGAAGTTGAATTATTGGATGATCCTAACTTAGATGTTATTTTATGTAATTCTACCGATTTAAATGTTGTTATTAACATGATATATAACTGTGATTTTTATATTGGACTATCTTCTGGTGTATCATGGTTATCTTGGGCATTGAACAAACCTTCCATCTTAATAAGTGGCATGAGTTTAGAAAAAAATGAGTTTTTCACCCCTTTTAGAATCATTAATAAAAATGTTTGTCATGGTTGTTGGAACAATCCAAAGTATACATTTGACAAAGGAGATTGGAATTGGTGTCCTAAATTAAAAAATACAGATAGACAATTTGAATGTTCAAAATCAATTACATCAGATGTAGTAATTGGCAATATTAAAAACATAATGAAATATGAACCATCAGCTTAAATTTGCAATTTATACATCTTTCTACAATACATCAAAGTATATTGATAGGTTGTATGAAAATATAATGTCAATTGATTATACAGACTTTACTTGGTTTGTTACTGATGATTATAGCAATGATGATACAAAACAAAATTTATTAGAAAAAATTAAAGATAATACTAAAATTGTTTATGTTGAACAAAATCATAAAATGGAAATGTATTGGCAGCCAAATAAATTTATACCATCTGAATATGAGTATGTATTGTTGGTTGATAGTGACGACTTGGTAGACAAAAACATATTGACTGTTTATAATAATTTAATCAAAAAATACAATGATCTTTCTATAATAACATGTGATTTCACAAGAATCAATGAAACTGATGGATCTGTTCATTCTTTCGGTTATATTCTTAATCAAGAAAAATTGACTGATAAATTAAATCATTTTCATCCACAAATCGATTATTGTAACAATTTAAACTATTATTGTTTTGGACACGGAAGATGTTTTAAAAATATTAAAGATTTAAAATTTAATGTTAATACGTTTAATGATGTATGTGAAGATTCTTATAGAATGTTATACATGAATGGATATGGTAATTGGCTGCATGTACCAAGAAATCTTTATACATGGACACTTAGAAACGATTCAATTTCAAGTACGAAAAGTTCAAGTCATGATTTGACATATAATAAAAATTTTGATATTGGATTAGAAAAATCAATATCATCAAATTATGAGTCTATATATAGTTATAATTCAATTTATAAAGAATTGAATTCAATCATGTATTTCGGCATGAATACAGATTTTAAAAACATATCTATAATTTCACCAAATCTAGATGTAGATCAAAAAGAAAAAATAAAAGAAATTTATATTGATAAAAACATTGAATTTAATAAATGTCATGGATCTGACCATTATACAATTATATTAAATTATTTTGAAAGTGAAGATGGTTTGTGTGACGTACTAGATAAATTAAAATCTTTAAATAATAAAATGTGCATTAAAATGTACTATTTAAATGAAAGTGTACATTTAACAAATACATCTAGAGATGAGTTATTGAATGAAAAGTTAAATAAATTTAAATCAATTATATCTAAATATTTTTATAATTTTTCCTATTATTCTTATTTTAGACATTTAAATTTTACGATCATACATCAATAATATGAATATTTTAATCTTAACTGCCTTCACAAAAAACGTAGTTTGGAACAATTATGGCAATTGTGATTTTGGAAAATTTACATCTGAAATCAATTTGAAATACGCAAATAAAAATAATTATAGTTTTGTATGTGAAATTTTACAAGAACCATTAGTTGATAGACAGAATTCGTGGATCAAAATACCGTTAATCCAAAAATATTTGTCTCAATATGATTATGTTGTTTGGATAGATGCTGATGCTATTTTTTTAAAAAATATTAAAATTGAAGAATTTATAGAAGATGGAATTGATTTAATACTTTCAAAAAATGCGTTATCTGAAAATAAAATCATGTATACAATTACAAGTACAGGATTTATGGTATGGAAAAATTCTAAGTGGTCAATTGATACGTTGAATCAACTGTGGGAAAATTATAACTTATATGCATATAGTCATTTTCATGAACAAACCGCATTAGATCAACTACTGTTGCCTAAACTAACAAGTCAAAATTTAATTAACAAAGAACTGTCTGATCTAGAAAACAGTTTAATTCAAGAAAACGTTAAAATCATACCATATAGTTATCATAATCTTTCATATGATACACTATTCATATACCATGCCGGTGGAGATACACCAACAAAATTTAAAAGATTAGTTGATGTATATGAAAAATATAACAATAATAAATTAAAAATATTATTCCAATACGGATCGTTTTTATGTATGTGGTTTTATAATACCGGCGAATACTCTGTAGAAATATTAGGAGTTAAGGAAAACGAAGAGTTTCTGTTACAGAAATATGATTCTATATACTTTTTAAATGATAGGCCAGATCGAAGTATTTATTTTGTAGTAAACAATTTATGTAATTATGCATATTATAAAGTAAAAGTATATAACAATAAAGAAAATTTTTCATGTTATAAAAAATTTAAATTTGCTTAATATATATACCATATGTCAGAACCTATTAAATTCACACAACAAGAGTTGGATTCACTAAAGAAAATTCAACTCAGTTTTCAAGAAAATATCATGTCATTCGGTCAATTGTATTTAGACAAAATGACACTAGACGCAAAAATTAAAGAACTATCTCAAGTTGAATCTAACCTTAGAACCAACTACGAAAAGATTCAAAAAGATGAAGATGAGTGGTTAAACTCCATCACAACCAAATATGGTGAAGGTTCACTAAATCTAAAAGATGGTACTTTTATACCAAATCCTAAATAAACTTTTACAATTATCAGGTGCGCTGCGCTTTTTATATTGCGGTTGCTTTATTATTATAATAAATGCTTAATGCTTTTTTATATATAAATGTTGCGCTTTTAATATATGCTTTTTATACATTTAAGTCAACTTATTTTAACCTCCTGATATTTATTTTATTATGATCAAACTTAAAGCGCTTCTACCTGAAGTTTGGGATGCTAACCTCCTGGAGCAATCTGAACCATTTATTGTATTTTGTGACATGGATGGTGTGATGTGCAATTTTGATTTACAATTTGCTCAAATGATAGGATCATCACCTAAAGAGTTTGAATCGCAATATGGTACTCCAAAATTTTGGGATGCAATTGCTGATAAAGGTGAAGTATTTTGGTCAAGTATGCAAAAAATGCCTGATTTTGATCAACTTAAAGATGGTATAGTTAAAATTGTTAATGATAACAATCTAGATCTACAAGTTTTAACAAGTACTAGCGGTAACTGGATTCTTAAAAACCACCCAAGAGAAGAAGCCAAAGATATCATTAGAAATATAGAAAAAGGTAAATTACAGTGGTTAAGTAACCATTGGTCTGGCTTAAAAGTTAACTTCAGCGGTTCAGGTAGAGGAAAAGGTAAGTTTGCTAAACCAAATAGCTGCTTAATTGATGATTTGCCTAAAAATGTAGAATCATTTGAAACTGCTGGTGGTAAAGGTATTATACATACAAATGCGTCAAGTACATTATCTGGTTTACAATTGTTAATAAATCAATTGCCAGAATCATTTGGTTATAGTTATTCTAATATATGAAAGTAAGAATCTATAATAATACTCTAAATCCAGCTCTTTGGGATGGTTTAAAACTAAAACCAGATGTAGCTGAATCTTTAAAGTCTATAGGACAATCCTTCTACAAGGATACAGAATTAACCGTTCCAGTTAAAGATATTATAATGGTTGGTAGCAGCGCAAATTATAACTGGTCAGATTTTAGTGATATTGACATTCATATAGTCATAGATTTCAAAGACGTATCTGAAGATGTAGAAATGGTTGAAAAGATGGTAAATGCCATTAAAGGTAAATGGAATGAAGACCATGACATTCATGTTAAAGGATTTAACGTTGAAGTATACATTCAAGACATTTCTAAGAAAAATAGATCCACTGGAGTTTATTCATTGTTAAATAACAAATGGGTGACTGAACCAAAGAAGGAGAATTTTGAATTGGATAAAGAACAAATCCAACAAAAATACAGTGATATGGTGTTGAAAATTAAAAATGCACTAGAATCTGAAAGTTTGGTTAAGTTAAAGAAAGTTTTGAAAGATTTGTATGATATGAGAGAAGTTGGATTAAACAAGTCTGGAGAATTTAGTACAGAGAATATTGTTTTTAAAGTATTAAGATCCAGAGGTCACCTAGATAAACTCAGAAATGGTATCAATCAGATATTTGATAAAACGGTTAGTTTGAAAGAATCTTAAGGAAATATTTGCCGTGGCCGCAATCCCAAATTCTATCATAACCATTATTTTTCATATTTTCCCATTCACTTAATGAATGGTTGTATATTTTTAATATTTTTTCTAATTTGTGTTTTTGAAAACTCATGCGGTGTCTGATATCTTTATAATTATTTATAAGATAATGATAATTAGGTGGTGTATGACTTACAAAATTGAATCCTAAAGTTTCATATATTTTGCCGGTAAAATATCTTCTGTCACTATAACTTACTATATTTTTTGGATTATAATGTTTGATAAAATGTTTTAATAATTTACTTGCACCACCATTAACTGTAGTATTAATTGCATTACAAAATCTAACTAATTCCCAATCACTTGTTTTATCAAAACGGGAAGTTTTTCTAAATGTCATAATACTAACCAGATCATTTTTATTATACAATCCTAATTTAACTGTAGACTTATCTTCACCTTGTAAATGATTGTCATTTAAAAACTTATTTTTTTCAGTTTCATTTACTTCTTTAATAATGCAATCTCTAGCATTAATTTTAAATAGTGTATTGGTTTTCAACAGTGTTTTGACAATTGATTTTACAATTTCTGTTTTATTGATCCACTCATTTTCGAAAATATGAATTAGTGATATACCATAAAAACTGCAAGATTTTGTTTTATTCAAATGATAGTTTTTATTGATACCACCACCGTTTTCACTGTGCCAGTATAATCCATCAATTTCAAACGCAATTTTTAATTCTGGAATATAAAAATCCAATTCTTTGCCATTTAATACTGTTCTATCATTTCTTTTAATAACAGCATCTTTTGGTAAAATTTCTTGTAAAAAATTGTAAAAATGATTTTCAACAGTAGTGATTTTTTCTGGATGACAATAATCACAAAACAAGTTGTTTAAGTTATAAACCGTAGATTCTAATGTTTTATTACATACGTCACATTTGAATTTATAAATGTTACTAAAGTGATAACCTTTGTAATCCACCTCATCACATAGAAATTGTAATTTGTTACTATTACAGTAATTTACTAGAAATTCATAGTGGTTTGATTTCTTACTAACTGATCTTTTATCTAAGACAGATTTTATCTTGGCTGCATTGTCCACTCCATATCTATCCATCATAGTAGATTTTATTTTTTCTACATTTATATAACTTTCAGATCCATATTTTAGTAGAAGAGTTTGTTTTACCTTCTCTTTATATTCAGGCAATTTACTGTAACTATCAACTCCATATTTTTTAACAATTGCAGATTTAAAATTAGATTTTACAACATCTGTAGTCATTGGGTGACCACCGTATTTTTCATCAAAAGTTTTTTTCTGACCATCAATTATTTTTTGTTTTGTTGAATTATCACTATTACTACATTTCTTGCTACAAAAGATCTTTGGTTTGCTCACTCTACATTCAAACAAATTATTACAATGTTTACAGTTTAAAGATAACCAGTTTTTTGAATTTTTAGATCTAGCCATAATTGGAGTTTGGTTTGTATAGAGTATAACTATTTAAAAATTAAAACACAATTTAAAAAAAAGTACTTTTAATTTATATTTATTATTACAACAACTAAATAAGGATTTAAAAATTTATGGCAGATCTACTAAACAGTAATGAAATATTCTTTACACAATTTGAACCAAAAGTCAAAAATAGGTTTCTATTGTACTGTGATGGTATTCCAAGTTTCTTGATTAGAAAAGTCAAGAGACCAACAGTAACCAGTGAAAAGAAGACATTGGATCACATCAACATCCAACGTTACTACAAAGGCAAAACCACATGGGATAACATTACAATGGAACTATATGATCCAATTGTACCATCTGGTGCTCAAGCAGTAATGGAATGGGTACGTTTGAGTCATGAATCTGTAACCGGCCGTGATGGTTATAGTGACTTTTATAAGAAAGATCTAACCGTCAACGTTCTAGGTCCAGTAGGTGATAAAGTAGAAGAATGGACATTAAAGGGCGCATTCATCACCAGTGCTGATTTTGGTGAAATGGATTGGACTGATAGTGGTGATCCAGCAACCATTAGTTTGACTCTATCTGTAGATTACTGTATTCTACAATACTAATAAAAACAAAAAACTTATCCTTTTTAAACTCCTTGACAAAACAAGGAGTTTTTTTATGTACATTAACAATTAAGTACTATATTTATATAACATGAACTTGAAAAGCGTAATTGGAATATATCCTGGTAGATTTCATCCACCACACAGAGGTCATTTAAATGCCTTTAATTTTTTAAAGTCAATAACTGGCAATGACACCTACGTTTCTACTAGTGGTAAAGTAGAACTACCAGACTCTCCACTTACATTTGGTGAAAAACAACAAATCTGGGTAAGACATGGTGTTGCACCTGATCACATCATACAAACAAAGAGCCCCTACAAATCAGTAGAAATTACACAGAAGTATGATCCAGACAAAACCAGTGTAATATTTGCATTGGGTCAAAAAGATGCAGAAAGATTAAAGGTAGATCAAGGTGGTTATTTCAAGTCATTTAAAGGAGACACAAACCAATTAGACCCTCTCAGTAAAAGTGGATATGTACTAATTATACCTGAAAATCAAACCATGGTTGATGGTAGAATTTTAAGTGGAACTGCTGTAAGACAAATGTTAGGATCTGACAAATATACAGATGCACAAAAAGAACAGTTCTTTAGATACATCTTTGGATGGTATGATATTGCTTTATTTAAAGACTTGACTCAGAAGTTTAAGTACAATAAAGTAAATGAGAGTATTGAATCTAAGTTAAGAAGAATAATTTCTCTTTTAAAAGAAGACGCAATTAAAGATACTACAAAAAAAACAAAAGCATCTTTTGTTAATCAAAGAAGAGCTGAATTAAGAGCAAAAGAAGAAAAGTTAAAAGCTGCAAAAGTTAGATTATCTAATTTATCTAAAACTCAAGTAACATCAATAGATGTAAAGAATGAAAAACCATCTGAAGTTAAAGAACAAACAGATGCGGCTGATTTATCAAAACAAAGAAAAGATGCTCAAGATTCAGTTAAAACTGCAGAGGAAGAAGTAAAACAAGCTAAAGTATACTTATCTGCGGCTCAAAAAGAATTATCTGCGGTATCAATTTAAATAAAATAAATCAAATATTTAGATTCTTTTATATATATGTGTACAAGTTATACATTTTATGGAAGAAAATTTCACAGTACCAATTACAAGACCACAAGCTTTTCAAGCTCCACCACCACAACAAAAACAAGAGGTTACCTATCCAACGGAGGTAATTGACCTTCCTTCACAAGGTCATTTTTATCCAACCGGACATCCATTGTCTAGTGGTAAAATTGAATTGAAAATGATGACCGCAAAGGAAGAAGATATCCTAATGAGTCAAAATTTGATCAAAAAAGGTATTGTATTAGACAAATTGCTTGAAAATTTGATTGTGGATAAAAATATAAAACTGGATGATATTTTATTGGCGGATAAGAATGCTATACTTGTTTCAGCTAGAAGATTAGCATATGGTGATTCATATGGTCCAGTAGAAGTAACATGTCCAAAATGTAGAGAAGTTGATCAAATTACATTCAATTTAGGTGAAATTAAGAATGAAGAATTTGACTTTTCCAATCATACAAAAGGTCAAAATTCATTTGAATTTGTTCTTCCTTATTCAAAAAAGACTATACGTTATAGAATTTTGACTCACAAAGATGAACAACAAATAGAAAATGAGTTAAAAGCTAACAATAAAATTCTAAAAGGGTCTTCATCAAATGAGGTTACTGCACGTTTGAGATGCATGATTATCAGTGTGGACGGTGAAGATGATAGAAATTATATCAAAAAGTATGTGGAAACTGAAATGGTTTCTAGAGACGCTTTGGCACTGAGACAATATATCAAAAAGAACACTCCTGATGTAGATTTGAATTTTAATTTTACATGCAGCTCATGTTCACATGAAGAAAGGCTCGGTGTGCCGTTAACGGTAACATTTTTTTGGCCTGATGCCGGAAGATAAAGTTAGATTACATGAACAAATATTTCTCCTTGCATATCATAGCCAAGGAGCTTTTACGCAAGATATAGTATACAAACTACCTGTATACTTGCGTATATTTTATACCAATCAACTTATAAAATCAAAAGAAAAAGAAGCTGAACAAATGGAAAGATCATCAAAATCTTCTCCAAATTCATCTATGAAGGGTCCATCTATACGTAAGTAAAATAATGAATTATTAAATTATTATATATTTATACTCATAGATTATGGCACAATTAGATCCACAAGATTTAGCTAAGATATTAAGACAGGCTTTACCTACTGCGCAAGCAACGCAACAGGCTATACAAAATATTGCAAGTGAAATAAATAAATCACTCACATCAACAGCAAACGCAACTCAACGGTTGATTCAAAGCTTGAGTTTTGGTGATGAAATAGTAGAGAAAATGGCTGAGAATTTTGATAAAATTAAAAATGCAGTAAATGGCACTAAACTTGGTGCGCAGGTTTTTGATAGAAAGATAATGAAAGATTTTGAAGAGAGATTTTCAGCAGCTAGAACAATAGTAGATCAATTAAAAGATGAGGTAATACGATTGCAAACTAACCTTCGTGGCATTTCTGCCTTAGATCCTACTGGTACTATTATCAATGTAGATCAGATTAAAGCAGATCTTGCAGCTGCTACACTTGCATTAAATTATCGTATTAAAAGTGCAGAAGCAATACAAAATGAAGCAGAAGCGTATGTTGATTTAAATCAAAAACAAAAAGCATTTAATCAATCTTTGGAATCTAAATCTGGATTTAACGCATTTGAATCATCACTTGGTATTTTTGGTAAAATACCAACAGTAGCTAGAGGATTAGAGCAATTGAGTTTACGTGCCAAAATGACAATTGGTATAATATATTCTGTTTTTCAAACTGTTTATGATACATTTGATCAGACTCAAACGGCATTTATAAAAACAATTAAATCTTTTGGTTTATTAAAAGATGAAGCAGAAAAATTAAATACATTTATAAAAAACACTGCGGTTAATTTAGCAAAGTATGGTGTGACAGCTGAAGATGCTGCGGCTACTGTAACTAATATGGTTGATGCATTTGGAAGTTTAACATTGTTTAGTGAAAAAACTGGAGAAGATATAACATTAATATCAAAACAATTGGGTGTTGGTAACAAAGAACTAACAGACAGTCTAATGACATTGATGTCATTTGGTAAAATTGATATGGTTAAAGCAACTAAAGTAGTATACTTTGCTTCTGCTTTATCAAAAGCAGCTGGTGTACCACTTGCAAAAGTAATGGATGATGTTGCAAAAGCAGGTGACAAGGCTAGAGGAATGATTAAAGGTGGTGCAGAACAACTAGTAAAAGCCGCAGTATATGCAAGAAGATTGGGTACTGATTTGGAAAAAGTGGCTGAAATTGGAAGAAAGATGTTAGATTTCCAAGAAAGTATAACAGATGAAATTGAAGCAAGTGTATTATTAGGATCTAATATTAGTTTCCAAAAGGCTAGAGAATTATTTTATACAGGTAAAATCCAAGAAGGATATGATGAAATCTTTAAAGTTGTAAAAAATATAGGAGATTTTAATAAATTAGATATTTTTCAAAAAGAAGCTATTGCAAAATCAACTGGTTTGTCTTTGACTGATTTGCAAAAACAATTACAAATCAGAGAAGATTTAGCAGCACTAGAAATAAGTGGTAGTGATGAAGCAAAAAAAATGGTTCAAGAATATAAAAAATTAACTGGACAATCAGGTGCAGTATTAGAAAACACAGCAGCTGCAAGAGAACAAAGAGTAAAAGATGTTATCAATTTAAAAGAAACTGAAGAAATGATGGCAAGAATTAAAGGATTAATACTTGAAACCAGTAAACTTCTATTTCCTATAATTGAACTTATTTTAAAGGGAGTGAATAGTACATTGAAGGCTATATCAGACGTTGGTGGTGGTGGTGCATTTGGTGCAATATTAGGAGTCGCTAGCATATATGGATTTATTAAACTAATGAAAATAGCTATTAGTAGTATTAAATCATTTAAAAAGTCTTTTGGCGGATTAAAAGCTCCTGATATATCAAATGTTCCTGGTGGAACAAAAGAATCATTCTTTAAAAGACTTTTTGGTGGTATGGATTTAAAAGAAGCTGGAGCCGCAGCTATAGTATTAATATCTTTAGCAGTTGCTTTTAAAATTATAGTTCCTGAACTTGAAAAATTTAAAAATATTGGTTGGGATGATCTTGCAAAAGCGGGAGTAGTTTTAGGTGGATTGGTTGCTGGATTTATAATTATTGCAAGAAGTTTAAAGACGCTTGGACCTGCATTAGGAGAAGGACTAACATCTTTAATTCTTGGTTTAGCAGCTGCTGGTGCAGCAGCTATACCTCTTGCTCCTGAACTTGCTGTGGTTGGTTTAGTGTTAGCAGGACTGGTTGGTTTATTTGTTGGAGCTGCATATGGTGTTAAACTTATTGGAGATGGATTTTTAAATGCCGGTAAAGGTGTAAGCTTATTTGGTGAAGGGTTACTAAAAGCAGTATCTGCGTTAGTTACATACAGTAAAGAAGTATCTACATTTACTGCATTAAATTTAGCCGGAGTATTTGTTTCATTAAAAAGCGCAATAAATGATTTTCCATTAAATGATTTACAAAAAATTGTTGCTCAATTTTCAATACTTGCTGCCTCACTTGAATCAATTGCAAAATTTAAATACTTACCCACAATTGATACAACTAATGTTGCTAGTGTATTGCAACCTACACCAAATATTCCAGAAACAACGAATACAGTTAATAAAATAAATAATGAGTCAACTGGCAATCAAACCGCAATAATTGAAGCGGTAAAACAAGGCATTAAAGAAGGTATGAATAATATATCACTCAACGTTTATTTGGATGGTCAAAAAATGATAACGGGTCTTTCTAAGAATGTAGGATTCAGATTGGATTCAGGCGGATTAGCAATGCAATCAAGTTTAACATAATCATATGGCAAATTCAACAAATTTAAATAATCCAGAAACAACAACAAATGCACAAATACAAGGTGCAGGTTTGGTTTTGCCTCTTTCTGTAAATGAACGTGATCCAAATAAATTAAGTACATTATTCACACCAAATAGTACTATTTTATATAGTAAGTACAGTCCTTATCCAGAAGGAGAATCTGGTGGATTTTTTGGTGCAAATCAACCTTATATTGTAACAAACATCAATGATGCAAATAAAGGTATTAATTCTACTCTTAAGTATGCACCATTTCAACCTTCTGCTGCAATTGATGTTGTTAGAGTAACAAAATATTCTGCGTCAAATCCTGGTATTAAATTTTTATTAAAGCAAGTATATCTACAAGGATATCAACCTTTTAATGAAACAAAGATATACAATCCTTTGATGCCAATTCAAGCAGCTACAAGAGTTGCAACATTTGGTATTTTAGATAGACCGTTAAGACACATTGAACCAAATTTGGGTGGTGTACTTGGTGCTTTAGGTGTAAAAGGTGTTGCAAGTGCGTTTGGATTCAATCCACCAAATCCTCCTCCAAGAGGTACTGCTCCGGGTAAAGGTGGTGGTCTTGGTGGTGTGTTTCAAGGACCATTAGATAAACCACTTTCAATAATAAATCCCGGTGATGGTAAAGGATTAACAAGAGGTGCAACTGCTACATCTGCGTATAGTGGTCAAAACTATTCATATTTGAGTAGTCCGCGTAGACCTGGATTTCTTCAAAGTATTGGAAACTATTTTAAAAGTAGTACTTTGTTTGGTGCATTTTTTACTATAGGTCAACCTACAGGAACAACATATAAAGGTGATGATCAAACATATAGTTTGATGATTAATAATAAAAGAATTGTTTCATTTAATAAGAGCGGTGATAATACCTATGGTACTTTGGGTGTAGTTCAAAGATTTTCACCTGATGATAGAAATTTGGAAGGAACTCCTACTTATGATAAATATTCAAGATATGTGGGTCAATATAATAGTTCTATTTTAAAATATAGTGCACAAAGTCTTTATATTGATATAAATTCATATAAACTCAGTGAAGGAGTGATTTTTTTTGGTGCGGGAAATAAAACATATTTTTCAGGAATTGATGTTTTAAATCCAGGATATGAAGTGTCAGATATTTTATTTTTGTATAATGATTATTTAACAAATAACAATTATCCAACCAAGTTAAAGTCAACCAGAAAAATTGATAGTATTGTACATACTCTTGACGCTAAGAAAGTATATACAATTCAAACTGGTGGATATATTAAGGATACTGGAATACTAGATACAAATGGAAAACCAGTCAAAGATTCACCAATTATTACTAATCAATATAACAAATATAAAGATCCAACTAATACTGATGCAACTTATCCAACCAAATTGACATCATTGGATGGTACATTAGCAACAGACGGTCTTTATAATAGAACACAATTAGATCAAATAAAACACAATCCTTCTGGTCAAGGATATGTGATTGATCCAAATACATCAGTTAAGGGATATGAAAACAGAAACGTTAATCCACAAACAAAAGAACCTTTTGGTGCTATAAAAAACGATTTTGAATTATTTTATACACAAGATGTAGTTGGTGAGTATCCTACTACATTCATAAAAGGAGAAACTGATTTTGGTCAAGAACAAATAGATGTTGCAAATATTCAAAATCAACAACTTAAAGATATATTACAATCAAAGTATAGTTTTACTCCACCAACTGATTTAAAGGATGTAAGAAGTATAATTGATAGTTCTAAGACAGATAAAGACAATCAGTTAAGTTATCTTGCAAAATACAGAAATTATAGAAAAGTAGATTTATTAGATGAACCTGATGGTAAAGGATTTGCTGGTGTTAATAAGAGTGATTTAATTAATATATTAAATGTACAAACAGATACTAATAGTTTCATCAACAAAGATTTGATTAAGTTTTATTTTTATGATGTCTATAATCAAAAATATATACCATTTAGAGCAACAGTAAAGAACATCTCAGAAAGATCAGTATCAACTTGGGATGATTTTCAATATGTAGGAAACGCTGATAAAGTTTATAATTATAAAGGATTTACCAGAGCACTTTCATTTGGTTTTACCGTAGTTGCTATGAGTGTACAAGAAATGTTGCCTATGTGGCAAAGAATCAATTATTTGATGGGTTTATCAAAACCAGCAAATTATAAGAATGGATTTATTGTTCCTCCGTTAGTTATGATTACAATTGGTGATATCTATAAAGATCAACCGGTTGTAATTAACAGTATTGGTATGACAATTCCTGATAACGCAACTTGGGAAACTATTTCTGATAGTACTGATATATTTGAGTATTTGAATGGAAGATTAAAAACAAACGGTGATGTAACTCTGGCACAATTTCCAAGAGAAGTTGACATAAATATAGATGCAAACATTCTTGAAAAAGAAATGCCAAAAGTTGGAGTGAATAATTTTGGAGATGCATTTAATTTTGGTAAATTTAGTTATGGATTATATGTGAATAATCCATAAAAATAAACAAGGCAAAATTTTATAATATGAATAGATATGACTATACAACAATAGATAAGAGATGGGATGGAAAAAGGGTATATAAAACTTTATTGTATCCATCTATACCAGAATCTCCTAGTGATATTTATATTACTGTATCTGATAATGATTATATTGACCAAATAGCTTATAGATATTATAAGGATGTGAGTTTATGGTGGATAATTGCAGTTGCAAACAATTTAGGTAAAGGTAAACTTAGTTTGGATATAAACAAACAGTTAAGAATACCAACAGATATACAAACAATTTTACAAAATTTTACATTAATAAATTCTTAATATGTCAAAAGAAAGACCATGGGAAGCAGGTCCATTTGAACAATGGGTTATAGATGAACTTGATTATAGAAAAAGTTCCTTATCAACAGGAATACAAGGTCAATTTAAAGGTGACTTACCGCAGTATGCTGGCCCTAGAAAAGCTTGGGCAAGAGTATTTTCTAATGGTATGGTTGAGTATCCAAATGGCAATCCAAATTTGATAAGTGATAATGATAATGAATGGGGATTAGCATTTTTAAGTGGAAATGGATTTTTTGATAGATATGGAATTGATTCAAAATCTCCGTATGGTGTATCTAAACAAGTGTATGGATATAATTGTAAGTTACAACCAAAATATATAGATGCTTCTACTAGACCAAATATACCTGATCCTGGTATTATTAGTATTGAAACAGAAATACAAAAATCATGGTTTGCAAGAGCAAAAATAAACTGGACTGTTCATTCAATTGAACAATTAAAGGCAATTACTCCATATTTTTTAACGCCACTTCAAACTGTAATTATTGAATTTGGATGGAATACATTTGATCAAAGATCATTAATCAATTTATCAAATTTTAGTGAAATTGTAGATATATGGGATAATCACTATAAGAGATATTCAACATTTGTTCCAATATCCAAGGGAAATTATGAATTTTTAATTGGTCAAGTAGTAAATTTTGAATATACTATTAATGATAATATTATCAATGGTATGACAGAAGTTGCAAGTAGACAACTTTTATATTCAGGATTTAAAAAAGATCCTCAAGAAAATCTGGTCAAGGGAAAGATTATAGGACAAAATGGAAAGCCAGCAGATGAAACAATTTTTAGAACTAAATATGAAACATTGATAGATGGTGTAGTTAATAGTATTACGTCAACCAATAATCAAGGAGGATTTTCTTTAAATCCACAGTTCATTGACATACTACAATCAAATAGTGGATATGATAAAAAATATGGAACAGATTTGAAAAGAGTAGAAGATCACATTTTCAGCGGAAGAAACAAACAAAAAATTACATATAGTGCAGAAAGAGATTTTGATGTTGATAATGAAAAAGGACCAACTTGGACTTGGTTAACTATGGATTTGTTGGTAGACATTCTAAACGGAATTAAAAATGTTGATGGTGTAAAAGACTATGCACAATACTTTTTTGATTTGAATATTGATGATATTACAATTGGTGCGCATGATAATTTGATATCAACTAGAAGAA